GTTTTTTTTACGGCATTTAAAACTTTTACCATAAACTCTTTTGAGGATATGCCATATTTTGTTCCAAGTAAGTCTGTTACCGTTTTTTCATACTTACCTAATTGATTTTGAAATACCATAATAGGTGCTTCCTGTTTTTGTGGTGTGTTTGTTTCCATTTTATTTTTTTTTTAATTATTAACTTAAATCTATTGATATTGCCAAGAAAGGTAATCCTATTAAAAGCATTTTGTCATCATAAACTATTATAAATCCAATACATAAAATTGGCACGAATTGTATTCTTGTTAGATTTCGATTGTTTCTATTTGTCATTGTTTATTGTTTTTATTTTTAAACCCAAGCCTTGTTATTATATTTAACTTTATCAACTTTGCATCTTTTGAAATATTATGTTTGTTTAAAAAAATACGGTCTTTTTCATTTGAAATTAAAAATTCACTTTTAATATCTTCTTCCCAACCTCTTGAAAAAATAATCTTATTTAAAACCACTTTACTTCCATTTTTAATAGTTAGATACATATCACAACAAATTATCTCGCCTGGTTGAAATGCATCCATTACCTCAATATGGTAATTCTATTTGACTTAATTTTAATTTCCATAAAATCATCTAAATTACCTAAGTGATAACATTCTTTTAATATTTCAAATTCATTGTAATCACACCAATAATTATTATCGAAACTCCATTTAATTAAATCTAACGCCATTCTATATTGCATTCTACCATATTCAATCATCTCATCATCTAATACATAAAGACTCACTTGATAGGGTTGTTGTTTTTCCATAGCAGCAAATACATAATTTTCTTTATTCGCGAAATCCATATAGTATGCAGCAGAGATACTGTATCCATAAGAATACACATCTGATTTAAACTTTCTTGGACTACTATCTAAACAAGTTTTTATATCCGTCATTGTACTTTTGTTATTTGAAAAACTATCTGGTCTTAGGCGTATTTTTAAACCCGTTTTATCATCTACCGTATATATACTTAACTCCCTATAACTATCCTTAATTAAATCTGTAAGTATTTCATTCTTCATTGCATTCTCTGACATTTTTCTAATCATCTCCATTTCATCTTCGAACACTATGGTTTTACCATTAGCTAATTGCATAAATGCCTCGTAACCCGCTTTACCATCTTTTGTTCTTTTATCAAATTTTGGAGCTATTATATAATTTTGCATAAATAATTCCGGTTCTAACACCATTTCATGTAATGCAGAACCTATAGAATAGTGCCTCTCTGCCTCTTCCTTTTTTTGTTCTTCAAATTTTTTGTAATAAAACATTTTTGGACTTTTTAAAAATGACTTTATGTCTGAAGATGCTAAGTGGTCTTTCTTGCCAAGATACTCTGCAAATGTGTCCTTTACATAACTTGTTTTGTTTTCTGTCTCTTCCATATATTTTTTTTTAAATTTAATTTTAACCTATAACTTATTTGCAAATATATTATAAATTATACAAATGTATTACTTTATTTTTTTTATTTATTAACATTCTTTACTTCCTCTCTTTTACGATAAATAAATATTTGTTCTATTGGTACATTTAGCGCCCTTGCTATATTTATTGCAATAGGTAAAGATATACAACGTCTTTGACCTTTTATTATTTTTGTCAAATGCGTTTTCCCTATTCCCGTAATATCTGCCAACTCTTGTTGAGTCATTTCTTGTTGTTTTAATATTTGAAGGAGATTATTACTATGTAATTTATCCTTCGCTTTCTTCGGTAACATTGTTTTCATCTTCTTTTCTTTTTTCTAAAATATATAAACCTGTTGATTCATGCTTTTTCATTTCTCTATAACCTAAGAACCACTCTGACTTGTTCTCATCTATAAATTTCATTGTTGAAACTTCTGGCATTGTAAAGCCACTAAGAATAATCGCCCTATTGCCTGGACCTTTTATTGATATAAAGTTATTCAAATCTATAAAATAAAAATCATTAAGCACCTTTTCTTTAGATTCATAAGCTAAACCTTTTAATTTAATAATTGCCTCTAATTCTTTTAATTCCTTCCCCAATTCTTCATCCCACGTTAAATAACCTTTTACTTTTTTTACAGCATGCAACACCGTGGCGTGGTCACAATTAAAGTGAGCACCTATATCTATAGATGTTATTTTAAACAGCTTACCTATTAAATACATCGCGTTATGACGTGGAGTAATGTATTTTCTTTGACGAGATTTGGAAACAAAATCAACAACGGATAGTTGATAATAATTTGCCACAATTTGTTTTAAAAAGTTTATTTGATTAGTTCTTGCCGTTACTTTTTCAGCTATATCCAAAACCTGATTTATATTTCCTATCATAATTTATTCTAAAATGGTTGCTCACCGTGATTTAAAAATTGAGTATTATCCTCAATACCTTTACTATAAGATACACTGACCTCATTATCGACTTGTGGTTGCACAAATGTATTATTATTATCCGTGAATGCCATATCTAGATTGGTTAATTTTGTTTGTGTACTTATAAATTTTAGTGGAATTTCTCCAAGCCCACCATTTCTATGTTTTGCCACTATAAGCATAAATAAACCATTTGTTTGTAAATTGTGTCCACCGATTTCATATTGCTCTATACCATAATATTCGGGCCTGTAACAAAACAAAACCATATCGGCATCCTGTTCTATTTGTCCTGATTCTCTTAAATCAGCTAAACCCGGTTTCTTATCCGGTTTACTCTCTACACCTCTATTCAATTGACTTAGTGCTATAACAGGTAAATCTAATTCTTTTGCTAAAGATTTTAAACCTCTACTAATTTCCGCAATCTCTTGTTCTCTTTGCATTATATTTAAACCACTTCTCATCAACTGCAAATAATCTATAATTATAATTTTAACACCTTGTTCTTTTACCATTTTTCTCGCCTTAGATTTTAATTCAACCAAACTAATATTTGGTGTATCATCTATAAATATAGGAGCCTTATATAAAGGTTGACAAGAGCTATCAATAAAACAAATTTCATCTTTTGTAAGTTGGTTTTTTATTATTCTAGAAACATCAACACCACTTAAACTACTTTGTATGCGACCTACTAATTGCCTACTACTCATTTCTAAACTGAAAATCAAAACGGCTACATTATCTCTTAATGCAGGTTCTATAACCATACTAACGGCAGCTGCTGTTTTCCCCATAGAAGGTCGCCCAGCCAATATAATTAAATCTGCTTTTTGCCACCCATTAGTTAAGTTATCTACCATTTTTAAGTATGTAGGTACACCACTTTTAATTCCCTTCTCATTTATATTTAAACTATCTATAATCATACTTGAATGAATATTACCTATATTCTCTATATCATATCTAAGTAACTCTTTTAAACCATTGTCTAAATTTGCCTGTAGTTCTCCAAAGGTATCAAACACATCACTACCATAAGATACTACTTTTTGAATTGTTGTCGTACAAGTGTGTATAATAAACCTTTTTAAATAATGCTCTTGTATAATTTTTAAATGATACTCTATATTCGAAGAACTTGCAACCCTGTTTGTTAGTGAAGATACATAATAAGCGCCACCTACCTCTTCCAAAAAACCATTTTCTTTTAAATAAGAACATACTGTTAGTATATCAATAGGTTTGTTTTTTCTATAAAGAGTTAAAATTGCTCTACATATTAGTTGATTTGGTTTTCCATAAAAAAGTAATTCATCCAATTCCCCTATAACAATATGAGAAGGAGTGTCTATTAAAATTGCACCAAGTACAGCTTGCTCTAATTCTAAAACCTGCGGCGCCTGTATATCTGATGAATGAATTAATTCTTCTGGTTTAAGGTTTTTCTTTTTGTAATTCATTTGACTGTCTTATTTTTAAAATTTTCGCTAACTTGTTTTCAACTGAATAAAATAACTTTAATGCCCTGTCTTCTCCCAAAGTATTTATATAATCTAAATCACTTTGTGTGGGTTCGAAATCTTCACCTTTTAAAAATATTTTTAGTATTTTCATTTCATTCAAAGAAAAATTTATCATTTCCTATTCATAAACTTTAAATGAATTTCTAATAACCATTCTTTTTTATCAGGTACATCCCCATAAAGAATATGATGTTTTCTGCAAAGAGCCATTAAATTTTTAATATCATCTTTATCTGAACTTCCGCCCATACCCCTTGCATCTATATGATGTATGTCTTGGGCGTATGAATCACATATTTCGCAGAAACAATCTTGTTGTATTTTAAAGTTAAAATATTTCATATAAACCTTTGTGTGATTCTTCATTTTTAACTTTTATATTTTATTTAAAATTTGATTTTAAAAATGCCCCATAAAATAGATATACTTCTTTCTTTAACTTTTTTATCTAATACATAATTAGGTTCAATAGGTTTATACTCTTTTAGTACGTTTGTTACAATTGGTTTAAGATTGCTTTTTTGTTTTATAGACTTAAGATACCTTCTTCTTGAGTCAATAACTTTTCTTGTATGTATGGGTTCTATTTTATCGAAATTAACTTTATACAAACCTCTTGACACTCTACTAACAATATCAGCTCTTAAAATATCTTGTGATGTTGTTGATGATATGGCGTGTTTTTTTACCAAAAGTTTTATTTGTTTTGCTGTTGGCCTGCCCTTTGTTTCTTTTACTAAGTTTACATATTCTTGTATGGCTGCTTGGTATTTCTTAATTAAATTTACTGTCATATTTTCTTTTTTTTAATTGTTAATTATTAGTCTCTATAAATTGGTATTAGTTCTAAATCTTTATTGTATAAGGTATTGAATCTTTTTTTAAATAAATCTGTTGCATGAGTAACTTTCTTACCTTTTGTAATTAACCATTCGCCTTGATAAAGTGTTGATGTGTGTTTGGTAAAAACATTTGTGTATTCTAAAAAAATTAAACCATTGTTCAATTGTAAAAACTCGTCATAAATTTTGACTGTTGCATTATCTTTCGCTCTACTGAAAAATTGCCCAAATTTAAAATCATAATCTGTTCCTAAAAACTTTTCCCAACTTTGCCTTAGCTTTTCATCGTACACTAATTGTTTCTTTTTGATTTTATCATCTATAATGATAATTTCCTTTTTTGTTTCTTTTTTTTGTTTTTTCATATTTATTTGTTTTTATTGGTTAGTTTTTTACGCTTTTTTTTTAGGTATTCTTCCTAATCCATAATGGCATCAATTAATCTTCTTTAATAAAATTTTACATTATGTAATTCCTCAAAAATTCTATTCTTCTTTCCTTT